TATCTGTTTTATCTTTAGGCTTCCAACCTTTACTCATTAAAACTTCTACTTGTTGTTGTCTACTTCCAATGTTAAAAGGTTTATAATTTGTTTTAGTTTTTAATTTAATTTCTTTAGGTGGAAAGGTATTGACTGCTTCAGTCTCTAATGATTTTCTTTCTTCTTCAATAGAACAAAAAAGTTTTGTAGCTTCCTCTAAGTTAAAAGCAAAACCATTCTCTTCTTGTTTATCTATTAACTGTCTTACCTTTTGTTCTAAGATTAGAGACTGTTGAGATAAAGCAGGACTCTTAGAAAGTTTATTAAATAGAGCATGAGTAATCTCCACATCTTGCACACAATAGTCAAGCATGTCAGGACTATACTCTTCAAAACTTTCCATGTCTCCTTTAGGTAATCCTAATCTTATACCCCACATCTTCAAGGAGTGTCCACCATCTAACAAAGGATCAACTAACTGTGATAAGAGCATAGTATCTATTACTTTATTGGTAGTTATCTTTGTATTTAAAAATTTATTAAGTATGAAACCATCAAAAGATATTCCATTGTGCATAATAAATTTCTCTACTCCTAAAGACCAATCTCTAAATCCATGTAACATATCAGGAGGGAAAGGATAAACTTTACCTGTGTCTATATCTTTAGCTACAATACAATGTATCTTTGTAGCTTTAGGTATAGTATAGTTATTCTTTATAACCTCTTGCCTTAATCCATTTGTTTCTATATCAATTATGGCTCGCATCTATTATCCATTCCTTCCCAAAATTTATCATTCCATCCTTCCCAAAACTCATTATATAATATCATAGGAGTTCCCTCACCTACCCAGACATTAGCTATGTTAAACTGAGCATACTCATCTGCTTCTTCCCAAGACATACCATCTCGTTTTCTTAGTATCTCACATATCTTACTGTAAGAATATACAAGTAAAGTTTTCTTACTATACTGTTCTCCATATCCTATGATAGCATCTTTGAATCCATCTATAGACATAGCTTCAGCATCTAATCCACACCAATTACATTCTTCACCTTCACCTACATCTATCTCTTCATCTTCTATTAAACAATAATGTTTCCACATATCACTCATTAAAAAGCTCCTTCATATATTGAATCTGTATCTGCTCCATCTAAGAAAGGATTGTCTACTTGTTTTAATCTACCTGTGTTCTTATCATAGAATAAATGACAAGCCACTCCAAGAGTTCCACAGTATCTATTCTTTAAAATTCTAACCTTTAATGTATGAGCTAGTCTTTCATCTGATGCTTGTTGATCTCGTTCTAAAGCTATCACAGAGTCAGACAGTTGAGCTATAGATGCTGAACCTCTTAGATGTCCAAGAGAAACTTCTCTACCATCATTAAAATCTTTATCTCCTTGTGGTCTTCTAAGATGACTAACAAGTAACATACCAACTCCTGTCTGCTCTACTATACTTCTTAACTTAGACATAATAACATCAATAGTTTTTCTTTCATCATCTATTTCTTGCCCACTTACAATGATTGATAAGTGGTCTATGATAATCTATTTACAATATAATGCTTGAGCCATGAACCGAACACGAGAAAGTATCTCATCATTACCTATAGAACCGAAGTGGTCAAAGGCATAGAACCTTCCTGTGTTTACTGTTTCATCTTGCCATTTTTTTAATTCTTTTAAACTATACTTATCCCTTATTTCTTTTATATATAATCTTGCGTTAGCACTCACACTCATAATGCTTAATGCAGTATTCTTTATTGACTCTTCAAGAGCTAACACTCCTATGTTATCTTTTGTATTTAAAAGAAGGTGGTGCATGAGTTCTCTTACAATAGAAGACTTACCCATACCTGCACCACTTGTAAAAGTTATAAGTTCTTTCCCTCTCATACCATAGGTAGAGTCATTTAAATCCGACCAAGGAAAGGGACAACTATAAACATCTTCATCTTTAAATAAATCCTCACCAAGTTTCTGTAGATTTATAATTCCTGCAGGGGTGTAAGGTTCAGCATTCCACCACGACCTAATAAAGTCTGCTTCTTTATCTTCCACTAGGTAAGCAGAAGGATCATTCAATTCTAAGCTGATGACTCTACATTTCTTAGGTGAAAAAAGTTGAGCTACCTCTTCACTTGCTTTGTTCCCTGCTTCATCATTATCAAAACAGAGAACTACATTTTCAAAGCTATCAAGAAATTCAAAGTTCTCTTTGACATTTTTCTTGGCTGAAGTAGCTCCACTTTTCACGCTAACACAAGGAGAGTTAGGATACTTTTTACCTAACATTTGATACACACTCATAGCATCTACCTCTCCCTCGCATATGGTAACATACTTACCACCCTTTTTAAATAAGTGTTGTCCATATAAAACTGCTTTATGTAGATTACCTTCACATCCAAAGGCTTTGTCAGAAATCTTCCTAGTTTTTGTAGCTACCTTTGAACCATTAGAATCTACATATTTATATCTGTGAGTGTAGTTATCTGTACCATATCCTACAACTGTAGTACCAAACTTATCAGCAGTTTGCTTAGTAATTTTTCTTTCAAACAAAGCTGATGTAACTTCTCCAGAAACTTTGTAAGGATTTAATTCTACTTTTGTTTGTGGAAATGTTTTTGTCTCACAACTAAAACAGTATGTGTGTCCATCAGCATAAACAGTATAAGCATCACTTGAACCACATCCTTCGTGAGGACAAGCACCTCGTGAAACTATTGTATTATTTAAATCCTTACTCATTTTTTTAGTCCTCTCTCTTCCATGCTCTAGGATCATCAGACCATACATGATCTGCCCAATGACATGGATAATGTTTTCCCTCGTTGTCTGGTTCAGGAGATCTTTTAACTACGATACCATACATCTCTTTCATATCGTCTAGTAAGTCTATAACTTTTTCTATTTCCCATGCAGTTACGTACTTGATACCTGACTCTCTATAACTTTGAGTAAAGTCATTACCTGCATTGAATATATCTAGTAAGTGTTTCTTTTGTGCTTCATCTAAAATCATAGCACCATCTTTCTTTATTGCTTTAGCCATAACCTTTTCCTTCTCTTGTTGATGTTGTTTTAATTCTTTATGTAACCAATTAGTAAATTTATTCTGACTCATTTTTTATCCTCTGGTTTTGTTACCCAACTATCCCCAAAAGATTTGTCTGGGTACTTATCTTTTTTTAATTTTCTATTCTCTTCTACTAAACTATCTATTCTTTTATATGCTTCTTGTATTTGTTGTTGCATTAAGTAAACATTTTTTCTTAACATATCTTCTTCTCTTTGTCCCATCATCTACTCCACATAAAATTTATGTTGCCCTATTTGACCTAAGTATTCCATACTATCAGCCCAATAAGGATTGACATAGGTTGCATGATAATGAGTTGCTCCTAACGTATCCTCTACTAAACCACCTGACATAGCTAACTCAGCTACTTCCATTGCTCTAACTATAGCTTCAGGTTCTTTCATGCTTTCATTCTTACCATCACAATAATAAGAAAACTCACAAGCATGTCTTACCATTGCACCTTTCCATTGTCTCCCTTCATGTACCACTCCACATATGGTGGAGGGAAACCAATCTAATCTTACTCGTTCCATTATTACATTTGCTACTGCTAGTTGAGATATAAAAGTTTGATTACGTGCTTCAAAATAAATAGCTTCAACTAAACACTCGAACTCTGTTTGTTCTTCCTCTGCTTGTATTGTATTTACCAATAGAAAACAGCATAGAACAATAAAATAAATATAAGTATTGAATATCCTTCTGACAAACATCATTTCCTTTCCTTTGCATTTTTAAATGGAAGACCTAGTTCTACTCTACGTGCTTTGTTTTTTAATTCATGGTACTCCTCCTCTGTTAAATCTTCTAAGCCATTAGAATTTTTATTAGAACTCAAAGGGTATGGTGTTCCCTTACTAGAATGTAGCACTACCCATTGTGTTTTATTTTCCATTTCCTTACCATAGAAATCTGAAATCCAATCTCCATGTGTTAAGTAATGTCTTATATCTTTTAAGTAACCTTCACATAAATCTAACTCAGTATAATAACTCTTATCTTTTCTATATAACTTTCTTAATTCTTTTCTTCTCTCTTCATTATGTTTATACCATTCTTTAATTTTATTAAGAGAAAGAAAATGATTATCAGAGATATTTTTTATATCTTTATGTATCTTACTATCACTTATCATCATATATACTCCATAATATAAATCGAATTGTAAAGGAATAAAATAATATGTCAACCTTTAATTAATTTTAAACTATCTTTGACTGCTTCTTTGGCTCTCTCTCTTAGATATTCTGCTTGTTCATACATCATATCTCCTATGTAATCATCTCTATCATAGTACTTACTTTCCTCTATCTTCCTAGCCCTATCATTTATAGTATGAGCAGTAGCCCATATCCATTCCATATCTCGCAGCGAATTTTCAAATTCTTTTAAGTTTCTGAAATGCGTTAAGTCATCTCCATAAACTTCTTCATCTTCCTCTAACCTATTCCATTCTGCTTGTGTGAAATCACATTCAAATTTTTTATTAGAAAGAACACCTACAATCGTGTTATCATATAGTCTAAATAAAACTGACATTACCATTCTCCTTACCAATTTGGTAATTATACCAATCCAAACGTACCTAGAAACATCATTACTACTACATACACAAGCCATAGCAACACAATGTATTTTAATATATCAAATAATATATTAATTATTTTACCCATCATACGCATCTAAATCTACCCACTCTTCTCTCATGTTGTGATAGTCATACCCTGTTCTATATGTCTTATTAGCATACCAATCAGG